CGAGCCGCTGACACGGCGTGTCAGTTGATTGTGCCTCAAAGCGTGTATTTATTACACGCTTTTTATTTAGCTTTGTTTCGTAAAATCAAATCTATGGCAACTCTCAAACTCTACAATCCGATTCTTTCCGAAGCGACAAAAGAATGCTACTGGTTCTGCGACGAGGCCGGAACGAGTTTCAAGGACGTGGACGAATTCATCAACGGCATCCCGGCAGGCGACGATAATATCGAATTACTATTGCACTGCGACGGCGGCGAGGTAAGCGAGGGCTGGGCCATCGTCGACAAGCTGCGGAGCACGGGCAAGAAGATAACCGCGACCATCGAGGGGAATTGCGCGTCGATGGCTACCGTCGTTTTGCTGGCCGCTTCCGAACGCCGAGCATACCCGCACGCCTCGTTGCTCATTCACAAGCCCTACTATCCCGAATACACGCTGGCCGACGCGTACCGTGCCGATGATCTCGAATCGCTGGCCGCCTCGTTACGGGACGACGAACAGAAAATGCTCGATTTCTACGTCGAGCGAACCGGAGCGGATCGCGCGGAACTCGAAGCGCTTATGAACGAAGACAAGTTTATCGGGATGGAGCGAGCAAAGGAACTCGGATTCATCCAGACGATCATTCCCGCAGCGTCGGCATCGGCAGGCGGCCCGAACAGCGCGAAATCGGCTGCGTGGAAGCAGCAAAATTCAATAACCAACAATCAAAATTCTATGGCAACAAAAACCACGAAAAGCGAAGACAAAAGCGTGCTTCGCAAAGCCCTCGCAGCGCTGGCCGTTGCGCTGGGACTGGAAGCCCCGCAGCCCGTCAATTACGAGCTGAACACCGAATCGGGCGACACGATCACGATTGACAAGCCGGACGGCGAAGACCCAGCCGTCGGCGACAGCGCATCGCCGGACGGAGAGCACAAGATGCCCGACGGCAAGACAATCGTCATCGAAGACGGTAAAATCACGGAAATCCGCGACGCCGAAGACGAGGGCGACGGAGGGGGCGATGGTGGCGACGGCAGCGGAAACGACCCCGATTCCGATGCGCTGGCGGCGGCTAACGCACGTATCGCCGAACTCGAAACCGAACTTGCGGACGCCCGCAAGAACGCAAAAACGACCGACGAGAAACGCATCTTGAATCTCGTCGCCATCGCGGGCGGCGAAGCGTGGCTTGTCAAGGCCAAGTCCGACTACAAGCCCGCTGCACGTCAAACCACGACCACAGCCGCAGGAGAAGGCAAGAAGAACGCCGCGAAACCGCAGTCGCGCGTTCAGCAACGCATCGCCGAACTCGAAGCAGCACATCAGAAAACGGAGTAAATCACAAACAACACCAATCAATTATGGCAAGTACAGGACTTAACTTTGCGAATCTGACCCCCGACGACGGGGCCATCAAAGACCTCAAACGTCTGATCTTCCTTGCGGTCACCGACCCCGAATCGCTCGGAAAGATTTTCAATTTCCTGCCGAAACAGAAGCACGGCGAAAAGGTCGGTTTCATCGGCGAATTCGGCATGGTCGGCAAAGCCTCACAGGGCTGTAATCCGACGTTCGGAACCAGCGTCATTGCGACGAGCGAAAAAGAGTGGGACATCCACGAATGGGAGGTCGCCGAAAAAATCTGCTACAAGGATTTGGAGGGCACGGTCGCACAGGTCGCCATGCGTACCAAGACGAACATCGCCGACCTCACGGGCACGGAATATACCGACTATATCCTCGCGCCCCGGCTCGAACTCGCCATCCGCAAGATGCTGATGCGTTACGCATGGTTCGGCGACAAGGCAGCCGATACGGTCACAGACGGCGGCAACCTGCTCGATTCCATCGACCCGGCGTATTTTACCCTCGTCGACGGTTTCTGGAAGCGTCTGTTTACGCTGGCCGCCGCAACGCCCGACCGTCGCACCACATGCGCAGCCAACGCCGCCACAACGTTCGCCGAGCAGAAAGCCGCCATGCGTCAGAATTATGCTGCCGTCGATTTCCTCGACGCACTTATCTCCGACGCCTCGACGGTTCTGCGGCAGGCCAACGGCCAGCTCATCTACATCACGCAAGCGCTGAAAGACGCGCTGGACGCTGACCTCAAACGAAACAACAAAGGTTCGGAATTGCAGTGGACGGCGCTGTTCGACGGCATCACGGAAACGAACTACAACGGTGTGCAAATGCTCGCCATCCCGTTCCTCGACGAGATCATCAAAGGCTGCGAAACCGTCAGCGGCGGCAAGGCGTGGAACAAGCCTTATCGCGCGCTCTACACGATCAAAGACGACCTGCTCGTCGGTATGGAGAGCGAAAGCGAAGTCGCCGACATTCAGGTATGGTTCAACAAGGACGAGCAGATGAACAAAATTCTGTCGAAAGACAAGATCGGAACGCTGATCGCCGACGATAACCTCGTGCAGGTAGGTTTCTAACCCTCAAAACTCGATTACACTATGAATTGCGATAGCTTCATCAAGGCGAAAATCGAAAAGAACTGCGCGGAACCGATCGCGCGAGGCGTCGAGCGTACCGCGTGGATCGGAAACCGGGCGCAGCTCGACATCGCCAATCTTGAATTTGTCGAGGGTTCGACGAATCAAGTGCTGAATCTGCCGCTTATCAAAGGCGCGCAGTTGTACCCGATCGTTCAGTACGGCACGAAGCCGTTCGAGGGGCTGAAAACCGACCTCGACGGCAGCGGCAAGCTGGGCGGCACGGCTTCGACCGAATTTCCTTTCATCGTGCCCGACAACAGCCCGGCGGTTTGTGAGAATATCATCGACCCGCTGCTCGACGGAGAGTTTTTCGTCATTTGGCAGAACAGGCACAAAAACCTGCGGGCCACGAATGAGGCGGAACGCGGGGCGTCGGCCTACCAAATCGCCGGACTTTTCAATGGCCTTACGCTGTCGGCCGGGTCGTGCGAGAAATACAGCGACGACACCCTATCGGGCTGGGCTATTACGCTCAAAGAGGAGAAAGCGCCCCGTTCGGCGATGTTCCTCAACGCGGGTTCGCTTGCAGCCACCGAGGCGCTCATCAAAACGATGCTCACCCCCTCCGATGCGGAGTAATACACTATGACCGTCGACGAGGTAAAAATCCTGCTTTCGGACTTGAATAGGGGTTACAATACCCCCTATTCGAGCGCCGAACAGGCGACTATCGAAAGACTTTATTACGAGGTCTTGGGAAAGCATTTGAACGGCTGTCGATGTCCCGACAAGTGGCACGACGCCGTGCTCGAAATCAACTCGTACATCAAAAAACACGGAAAAATGAAAGAGAAATCGAATTACAAACTGCGTGCAGGGGTTATTCTGCAAATCGCAGGGTCTTCGGAAATTTACACGAACGACAATCTGACCGACGAGGTGGCCGCGGCGTTCCTCAAAGAGCACCCGAACGCCGCCGGGCGTTTCGAGGTTATCCCTACGGCGGAAAAGGATGCCGAAGCACCGAAAGCTGGCGGGGAATCATCGGAACTCGAAGCGGCACACAACCGTATCGCCATCCTCGAATCCGAGAAAGTGGAACTTGAAAGCCGTTGCGCCGCATTGCAGGCCCGAATCGACGCCGCGGCGGCCACCGAAACGGCGGCCACTGACGACGAGAAGCCCGGCAGCGATGACACCGGAGCCGAAAGCGCTGACGAAGCCGACGAGCGGCCCGCCGGGAACAACGGCAATACTGCCGATGACGCTATCCGACAGGCTATCGCCGCCGAACTCGTGGCCGGGAAGTCGAAAACGGCCATCAAGCAGGAGTTGGCGGGCAAGGAGATCGGCGGCGTGAAGCTCACACACCGCCTTATTTCCGACTACATCGAGAAGATCACCGCAGAGGAGTAACCACCCATGAACGTAAAGCACACAAAGAAGCCCGAAACGCGTGTAGACGTTAAATACCTGTCGTCGTTGGGTATCAAAACCTACGGCGACAATAACCTATACCCGCAAACGGTGCGCGATATTGTCGATTCGTCGCCCACAGGTCGCACCTGTGTCGAGCGGCGTTCGACATATATCGAGGGAAACGGCCTCGCATCGCAAGCGTTGGCCGAAACCGTGTGCGACACGCGAGGGAATACGGTAGACGACGTTCATCACTTGTGCGCCGACGATGTAGCCTACCAAGACGGCCTTGCCCTACACGTCAATTACAATATTCTCGGACAGATCGTGTCGATGGCGCACGTTCCGTTCGAGAATTGCCGCCTTGAAGAGGAGGACGACGACGGCGTTATAAGCCATATCGTCGTACACCCCGATTGGCGGGGTAAAAAGACGCGCGGCGGCAAAGCCGTAAAGGTAACCATCGAAACAATCGAGGTGTTCCCGGTCTTCAATCCGTCGCCCGATGTCGTGCAGTTGCAGATACAGGCCGCAGGCGGTATCGAATTCTACAAGGGTCAGATTCTCTACATTTCACGTGCCGGGCGAAATGCCTATCCCCTGCCGTTGGTCGACGTCGTATTGACCGACATGTCGACGGACGAGGGGCTTTCGAACGTCAACAACCGAAACGTCCGAAACAATTTCCTAACGGCGGGTATGCTCATTACGAAGCGCGGACAAGGTAGCAGCACGGTCGACGGCGACAAAGACGGCGCATCGTCCGACGACGGATTTACGGAAGAATTCGAAAAGCTGCAAGGCGATACGAATTCGCTTAAAATCATGCAGGTTGAGATTGAAACCGACGAGGATAAGCCCGAATTCGTACCGTTCAAGACGAACAACTACGACAAGGAGTTTACAGCCACAACGAAAGCCGTAACCGATAACATCTATGCGGCGCTCAACCAAGAAACATTCGGAAGATTACGCAGCGGCAGTATCGGGTTCACAGGCGACCTTGCGAACGACGTGAAGCGCGAATACTGCGAGCAGGTAGCGAAGCAGCAACGGATGTTATCGCGTGCGTATCGGGCTATTTTCAGCCATTGGGAACCGAACACGATTCCGTACACCGGAGCGGGCGATGCTGCCATCGAACCGCTCGTAAAATCTATTGCCAACGATGCGACATCTGATTGAACCGTGCGACGTCGATAAATACGCCCGCCCCTGCGACATGGACGACGAGATTATCGCCCGCGCCATCGAAGAGGCCGAATTGCTCGACATCAAACCGAAGCTGGGCGACGAACTGTTCATGCGGCTACTTACGCACGTGCAATTCGCCGTACTCCTTAATGGCGGCGAGTACACCGACGAATGCAGGAACCAGCGGCATTTCGTCGGTCTGCGGCGGACGCTGGCATACTACGTTTGGGCGCGCCTCGTCAAAACGAGTGTAAACCATTTGACACGCTTCGGCTTCGTGCAGAAGCGCGACGAATATTCACAGGCGACCGAATACCGCGAGCGGCAAACGGCGTACAACGACGCTTTCGCCATCGCTGACGGTTATATGAAAGAGTGCCTTGCCTACATCCAAGCAAAGCCGGAAATTTTCGCTGATTATACGCTCAAGGGGAAAGTCAAGGCCAATCGAACGAAATTCAAAATTTTAGGCAATTAACTATGTATGACATCAAATTAGGGCAGGGATGCGGCATCAAAGCCACGATGTTGACTCCGGCAGGCGGCGTCTGCGATCTGCGCCGGGCACGCTATATCGCAGCGTCACTCGTACTGCCGTCCGGTGCGACCATGAACTGCGAGGACATCGCGTTTAACGAGGTCACGAACGGCGTCTATGTCCGCCTGCTCGGAACCCGCGAACTGACTACCACAGGGCAATACGGCATCGTCTTCAACGTCAAACTGGAAGACAAGACGATGTATTCGACGCCCGTTGTGTGGTTCGCAGAGGTCAAAGAGGACGCCCCGACGGGCTATCACGAACTGACGCTATCGCTGTCGCTTACCGTCGTAAATTTCCCGGATAATGTTTCCTATACAGGAGCGTCGCCAAAAATCAGCGACAAAAATACGTGGCTGGTCTACGACGATGATCTCAACGCGTATGTCGACACGGGTATCGAGGTCGGATATGCGAACCTGCTGTCACGCTACGACGGTAAGTTTGCCGAAATCGTTGTCCCGTGTACCGAGGCAACCAACGCGGCCGCAGCGGCCACGGTCGCCGCAAACAACGCGGCCGCAGCAGCCGATAGCGCAGCAGGAAGCGCATCGGCGGCGACAGCCGCAGCGAATGCAGCCGCAGGCAAGGCCAACGCCGCAACGACGGCCGCAAATAACGCAGCAACGGCGGCCAACACGGCCACGGGCAAAGCAAACGAGGCGGCGACAGCAGCAAATAATGCAGCGGAATCCGCACAGCGCGTCGTCGACACCTACGACGACGTTATCAATACGCTCGCGCACTCCGACTGCACCCTCGACGAGCGGGTCGAGGCACTCGAAAAGGCGCTTATAGCCGTCTTGTCGGGTGCTGTCGTGATTCCCAAATTGCAGATCAAGGAATTGAACGTATGGGGCAATAACAGCCTTGCCCCCGTCGGCGACGGCGCACCGACGAAAGCCCCGGACAGAGCCGGGCAGTTCTACATCGACAAGACCGCCCGCGCGCTCTATTTCTCAACGGGTAACGCGGCCGTGTCAGACTGGAAAATTCAATAATGCAAACGGAATATGGCACAGGTTAACAAATACGCAGATCGGGCTGCTTATACGGCCGACGCGAAACGTCTTTCAACGAAATCGGCCGTTTCGTTCATCGAAAATGAAACGACAACGATTTACGACGGTGTGAATACCGTCGTCGGAAAATCGGCTGCCGCCATCGGCGATCTCGCCGTTTTCGATAAAACGGACGGGGTTATCAAATACATCAAAAGCGCAACGATTGCCAAGGCGCAGATTCCAGCAAACCTTGTACCGCTGGCCGTCGTCTATGCGCGACAAGGTGAACAGCTATTGATCGTATCGCTCGACCATGTTTCGGGCAGCATCCGCTGGGCACATACCTACGAGGTTGCATTGTCGGGTTTCGATCTCGCTGCGGGCGGCACAATCGTGTTGAAGCTCGGTTCCGACCCTGCCGCCGCAGAGGTGTCGATAGCGTATACCGCAGGCGCAACGCTCGCGGATGTTGCATCGGCTATCAACGCGAAACTCAAAGGTGGGAC